AAACCATTATCAAAGAACTTCGGCAAGAGTTGCACTATCATCAAATGATGGTTCGCGTTGATCTTCGTGCCGTCCGTGCTGGCGTAACCAAGTGCAAAGAGATTGCCGCAAAAATGAGAAAGGAACAAAATGCCAAAAAGTAAACCTGTGCAGAAGTACAAGGAACTAACAGAAGATGAACTTGAAATGATAGCGTGGCGCGCGGGTCGTGGGTGTCATTTCGAGGGTGGTTTCCTCTACGCATCCGAGTATGGCAAAGAGGTTATCCAAAACGATGTCCCTTTGCTAATTGCCGAAATCCGTAGACTTAGGGACAGCCTAACACAGCGTGCACTGGACTCGGCTCCGCCGTACACAGCCGAAGAACTCGACATAATTACTAACCCTCGGCGCAATGGCGCATTGCAAGACCCGCCGAGCCAGTAACGCAAACCGTTAGGCACTTGCTTATGAAACCAAAGTTGCTCGATTTATATTGTTGTGCTGGTGGGGCAGGNATGGGTTATTCCCGTGCAGGCTTTGAAGTTGTTGGAGTTGATAAAGACCCACAGCCGCATTACCCGTTTGAGTTCCACCAGGCAGATGCACTCGAATATCTGGCAGAGCATTATCAGGAGTTCGATGTCATCCATGCAAGCCCGCCATGTCAGCGTTACTCACGCATCACAAGAATTTCATCAAAGCGTGAGCATCCTGATTTATTGCAACCAACGATTGACGCACTCATTGCGACCGATAAACCATATATCGTTGAGAATGTCGAAGATGCTCCAATGACAAACTATCTCATGCTTTGTGGAACTATGTTCGGATTGAAAGTATTTCGCCACAGATTGTTTGTCACAAACCCGCAAATTCTAATGTCGCCAATGATGTGCAATCACTACGACCGATCAAGCAACGGCGGAAGGAATGGAGATCAAAAACATCCAGAAGCGGAATTTATTACGGTGACAGGATCAGTCCATCCAATAGCCAAAGCGAAAAAGGCAATGGGCATTGATTGGATGACTAGGGCTGAACTCGTTGAAGCAATCCCTCCCGCATATACCGAATGGCTAGGCAGGCAGATGATAACGTGCCTAACACAGCACGCACCTGACCGCCTTTGGCGTGGGTCTGCGGCGGTCAATTCCCTGCCTGGTCAACTTCGGGCAGATGTATCTTCCGCTACATTCGGCGGCAGGTAGTGCAAGCCGTTCGGCGGTTGTCCGAAGGAGCAAAAACATGACCGAAGATGAATTGATTGAGCAAGCAAAGAAAGTATCTCGTAGAGTTGGATATGTCAGCGTGTCATATCTACAGCGTAATATGAGAATTGGTTATACACGCGCCGCAAGTTTGGTTGATAAATTAGTTGCAGAAGGCTTTTGCGAAAAAGAACCAACAGCCTGGCGCTATGATGTCACCGCCGAACAATGCGTGCACACCGACCCGCCTTCGGCTCTGGTCAGCGCGGCGGATTCTACAAACACGGCGGGCGGGTAACGCAAGCCGTTAGCCCGCTCTTATCTCCTCCTACAGAACCGCCCCGGCAGCTTTCGCCCGGGGCGGTTCCACGTGACCATATTGGGGATGTGTTGTCTGTTACTTCATCAGCCCTCGCGCGCGCAGTTCGGGTGTGATGCCGAACAGGTTGAGGATCGCATACACGACGGCCTCAACCATCGCGGCAGTGAGTGCGTATTCGGGGAAGAAGTACGCGACCAGTGCCGCGACGATCAACGAGAGGGCTTTCCAGAAAGCTGCTGAATAAACAAACGGGGGCAAGTTCATGAGAATTCTCCTTTTCTTTTTCATCTCCGCGCGGAGATGTTGTCCACTATACGGGCACAGATGGGGTAACAAGCGACCAGTCGGGGGATTTGTACCCGGATGGGTCGTGCAATAAAACCTTGCGGCCATCGGCGGTAAACGCATACGTCTCATAGCCGCGCAACTCATACTCGGTAATGATAACACTTTCCGCTCCCAATCGGATGCTCATCGGCAGGGCAGGCCAGTACTCGATATATTGCTCCGGGATCCAGTAATCCGGCGTGTGCTTTATAAAGCACGTCCACACGTCGAAACCTGCGCCGAGTTTGTGGAGTGAGCGGTCAGGCGCGACCGCGTCGAATTTGTGAACAACGAGCCGTCCGTTGGGGGTAAAAAAGGTCTCGTCGAATGTCTCTGTCAAATAGTCGATGGCGTAGACGTTTGCGAAACCGCTCACTGCCTCGCGCACGATAATATCATTTGCGGCCCACGTGAGCGCCTCTGGTTCAGTTCCCGTATTGATCCAGCCCGCGGCTGGGATTAATATCTTGTCGAAATACGGCTGTATGCTCCGCATATAGTTTTCCATCCATGCGGTAAGCTCGGTCTTACTGCCCTTTCCGTCACGCCGCGCTTCGTTGAGCGTCACAGTTTGCGGCGGAATTGGGAGACCGGTCCATCCATTGGCCAGGCTGCGGGGAACCCAGTTCCCGTTGGCGTCCTTCCATTTGCCAGTCTGCCAGTCGCATTTCAGGCGGGCAATACGTCCGGCCCACATCGCGGCAGTGACGGCGGATGCAGGCTCCGGGATGGGAGATACCTGCCGTCGAATTTCAGACTGTATCATGTACATTACGGCTGTTTCGTCAGAATGAAATGCGCCTCACCGGTCCAGCGCGCGCCGTCCGGGTCGATCATGGTTTTCTGCTCGATGAATTCGCGCGTCTCGGTAGTGGTAGGAGGCGGAGGAGGCGGAGGAGGCGGAGGTTGTGTCCCCGGCTCAGCTTCCTCAGTAAGCACCATGTAATACCGGGGGGTTACCGCGCCGTCGTGTGTTACCGATGTGCAATCCTGCCCCATATCCTGAATGCTTCCATCGGCGCGAAAAACCTTTCGATATTTGATACGGTATCCGTTCTCAATAACATCACCGTAAACCGCATCGCCACCGCGCAGCTGACCGAGTGCCGTTCCTCCTGCCAACGGACGGATATTGATCGTAAAACCAGCCATTACCAAACCCTTCATAGTTATGCCTCCTGTTGGGGGCGGAGGAGTTGTGCCGCCGCCGTAACGTGCATCGAATTGTTCCGGTGTCGCGTTCCACCAATTCAAATCTATCGCGTTGCTCTCCACGCCATACGCGTGTCCGTCACCTGAGCTAGTCCACTGCCATGCAAGCAGATCGTCATTTGTCCACGGCGCGGGGATGGAAACATTCGCGGGATTACTGGCATACCAGGCAATCCAAAGTTTGAACTGTTTGAACCAGTTTAAACTGGTTGGGTTTGTCTGCGGGGAATGGTCGCGCCAGTAGTAATACCCTGAATAAATCGCGTTCTGCGAAACAGGTACGCCGTTACTAATCAGGCGCGAGAGGAAATTGTATAGATTCTGCCAGCCACCATAAGCGCCGCCATAGTTTTCCTCATAGTCTGAGACGATCTCCATTTCCGGCCAATCATGTGCGAACTGATTGTAGAATAAATCGGCTTGCTCATTGGCGGGAACGCGGCTGTCCCAAAACCAGTATGTACCGCGCGGGAGGCCTGCCGCTTTTGCTGCCGCCCAGTAATCATGGAAGTCAGGGTCAACCCATCGGTTTTGACCGGCCCGCAAAATGACGCCGCGCGCGCCGTTCGCTTTCATTTGTACGAAATCCACTTTGCGAACAGTAGCATTATCATCCTGCCAGAATGAAATATCTGGTACTACTACCTGCTGAGGAATAACAATCGCACTTTGTCCGATCAGCACGGTCCGGGCCAGATTGCGAAGGAACGGGACTTTTCCAGCTTTCATTTTTCTTCCTCTTTGCCCTTTAGTTCATCAGTCTTTTTGCGTTTCCATTTCGGTTTCATATTGGCTTCGGTAAGTTGCTCCGTCAGAATATCAATTCCGACAATTAGATCGTCAACGGTCTTTTGCAGGTCTCTAATGGTTCTAGTTTTGACTTTATCCTGTCCTTCCAGTGCGGTAATGCGCCCTTCGAGGCCCTCCGTGTTTTTGTCTTTTGTTTCGATGACAGCCTCCAGAGTTTCAATGCGTTTCAAATCCGACGCCCTATCATTGATCGCCTGCTGCGCCAGAGCATAAGCCTCCGTTGCAAGTGACGTTTCGCTTTTTTTCAACTCCAACGGCAGGCGGCGGAATGCAATCAGCATGGTCAGGACAGACACAATAAATCCGCCGAGGCCATAGAGGAGAGGAGTGTAATCCATGTTATTTTTTCCTCCCTATTATAGCCTGTCCGAAAATAAGGATGAGGACAAAAAACATCATGCTCAGCGCGTACCGTGACACAATGCGGGCGCTCTCGATGGGGAGATAATCAATCGCGGCGTATGTCGCGAACACGTAGGCGAATGGCAGAAGCAGCACGCCTGCAATTCTGCCAATTGTCCGCGTTTTGTTCCGCAAATAGACAACCAGCAAGACGCCCTCCAGTATACCTATTTCCAGCAGCAGAACCCATGTCGGGATGAGGATCATTAGAATTTTACCGCAACGGAATCTTACCTGCCGCTAATATTACATATCCATTTACCCATATCGTTGTACCATCATATTTGTACACAAGTATGCGTGGAGTGGTTGCGTAATTCGCGCCTGCCACTGCGCCCGTTGCGGTTATTTCNTGTGCCGTCAACGCGGTTACTGCAACCGGAGTCCATGGGACGCTAACATACATAATTGCAGACGCCGTTCCTTTATNCGTGATCGTGACATTAACAAAAATATCTACTGTGCCGTTTTCCACGATATATGAGCACACCACAGGCGCAGTAGTAGGCGCACCAGCCGAGGCCGTCGCGGCCCCTGTATAAACTAATCTGCGGGTGATGTAAATCGGATGACTTACGAGATTTGCCGCCGTGTATACAGGTACAGTCCACGTATAGCCTGCGCCCGCGGAGAGTGTCGCTGCAAAACGGCCAATATTGATGCACTCATCCGTTGCCGCTGGCGCGGTTGCATTGATCGCGGCGTATTTCTCGGCAGTCGTCGTTGCCGAAAAATCGGAATAGAGCCTCCCATACGGAATGCGGCTCCAAAATATATCAATGGCAGCCGGGGCAAGATTTGTATTCCAAACGATATAACAAAATAGATCGCTTTCTTGGGTCGCTAATTGGGCACTCCCCAGATTAGACCAATTGGTCGCATCCGCTTTGGTAACAGACAGAGCTGCGGTACAGGCGCGCAGCGAATCGCCAATTTTGAAATATAGCGGCCTATCCGCCGACGGATCATTTCCATCCTCATGTTTGAGCGCAAGGATCAAGTCATTGGCTGAAACAGAAGGGGATAGTTTGTAGCGGTTGAACATGAGTTGTGAATATTTGAACGCGCCCTCATCCGGCGTTGTGCCGGTATCCACAACTGCATAAGCCAGGTCGCCGGGGTCAACTGTGACCGGACTGGCTGTATAAATTGCAGTGAGCTTCTCATCTGTCATTGCTATCTCCTACGGAGCTGCGCGGCCTATCGGAGCGCCGTGAACTTCTCCCACGACCTTAAAAATATTATCGAAAACCTTCTGCGCCGTGGTCAGGGTCTCATCTACAAAATCCGCCAAATCCTCATCGCGGACGGCGAAGGCTTGAAAAACGAGGCCGTCAGTAACGAGGGTTTCGTCGGGTGTGCCACTGTTATATATAATAGCCACATTAGCGGCTGTCAAAACACTATCATATACACGGACATCGGCGATCTTTCCGTCAAAAGCATCGGCATAGTCATTATTATTGGAATGCACATTTCCAATTGTAAAATCCATGCCGTTTTCGGTTCCGAAATTTCCAGACGGAGTAGTATCCTCAGTTAATGCGACTGTTACACCGTTGACATAGATAATGGGTACGCTGTTGCTCGGCCATGCTGTAGTATCATGCGTCACAACTACATGCACCCATTCACCCAGTGGAATAACGTTAGAATCAGTTGATGTCCAATCTCCACCACCTGCACCGGCTACACCCATTTGCTGGTCGTATAATTTTATTTTCCTGTTTTGTTTTACAACAAATAAATAATTAACGTTGTAACCGGCAATGGTGTAATAGGTGGAATCTGGAACGTCTGTATCCAAATATATCCATGCTGAAATCGATCGTTGTCTTAAATTGGAAATATGCGGCACAAATCCAAAATTTATACCGTCCGTTGCGCTTCCTCCCGCAAATTCGATTGCCAGCGGAGAGAAGCCGGCAATCAGGGATAACGCAAGCACTACTCTCCATGTAACTTTGATAATATTGCCTTTCATTTCAACCTCAATTCCTTGTATGTAGCAATTGCCAGTCAAACCGAGCTCGTCGATTTCGATGTACCGCAAATCACCGATCTCGGTATAGAGAAATGCCATCATTGCAGATGGAGATTTGTTCGCGGTGAACGGAATGGAATTCAAAACCGTTCGAGGCTCTTTATGTTCCTCCACCTGACTGTCTACAAAAACACGCCCAGCATACAAATCGTTTTTGTACTTCTGATTGAGCGTCTCACTATTGGCTTCAAATTCCGTAATGGAGGCGCTGTTTGTCGCTACATGCTCAGTTGGATTTGGTCTCCGAATTGCGGTTGCACGCGGTGCGAAAGTATAAATATACATCGTTGATGCATTGCCATTATACAAATCAACCGAAAAGCCTTCAGTCCCAGGAGACCAACTATTTAGCACAAGGCTGGACGTGATGTTTGACCCTCCCCCGCCCGTTGTGGTAAACGCAGAGCAGTCGGTGGCAGTAGACGGATCCGGCTCAATATGATCTTGCGCATTGATCGGCAGGCCTCCATCGGGGTCGGCCCAATAGCCTTTCAGCGTATATGTTTTGCCGGGGCCGAGCACAATCTCCTCATCCAACTCGAACAAAACTTCTGGCGACGCACCCAATCTACGCGGATAGGCCAGTACGGTCATACGATTGATTTGGTGATCACCATAGGGCGCTTCAAAATCATCGATGATTGAGCCGTCAAACGTTTGCGCGGCGGTTTGGTTGAGGATGATTTTTCCCCCGTCCTCTTTGAGCAGATACCCGCCGTCCTCTTTAAGGAAGAGACCGCTGGAGGCGCTTTCAAGCGGAATTTCGCCTGCCGCCCGCCATCCATGCCGACTGTCCGCATTCTCGAATACTAATACGCCATTATGTTTTAGATAGACGTGACCAATTTCGGAATAAGCGACTTTCATCGCCTCCTTGAGCACTGTTGTATGCGATGTTACTGTATCGAATGCGGTTGGGAATGTTTCCCGGCCAGTATCGAAATTCGTTCCGCCTGGAGGCGCTATCGCAACCAGGCCGATGGCTGTAGTCAAAACCTCATCGCCGCGCTTATTGGTCTGCACTCCAGGATTGACGATCGGAGAACGCTCCGCATAATCCAGCCAATCCACGCAATAGGCATAGGCCAGTTTGTCTTTATTGCTTGGACGTGCATCCACGTCATCCAAATAGTAGAGATAATCATGGTCCTCATTTTCAAACGTGATGACCATTTTTATCGGTATACCCTTGCGCCAGCCCGCAAGCATACTCGGCCCGCCGATGGTATACAGGCCTGTTGCATTGTTCAGTGGCAGACGCAAATCTGCGGTATCTGCAATCCTATCCAGCGGCCCATTTCCCGGTATTCCCCAAAAAAATCTGGCACCGGCTGCGCCTGCCGCGTCGTCTAGTTCAACCCACGCGGCAGAGATGTATCCGTAAAACTTGATGGTCGCGTTCACTTGTGCCATGTCATCCCGCCTTGTTCATGGCGCGCGTAAACGCCTTTTCAATAATTCGCCCAAGTGCAAATTCATCAAAGCCGGATGATTCCCCTTTCGGCGTTACGGTTACGGTTTCTCCAGCCGAGGCAGTTTTCCCCGGTCCGAGTGGGTATCCCTCATTCCCATATTGCGAGGGGATGATAAATGATCCGCCTTGAGCATACCCATGCACGCGCTCAAATGCGCCACTACCTGGAGTGTAAGCTCCACTATACATAGTCGTAATGGTGGTCGTGATGTTAGTAGGGATGGAATTGTATTTCGAAACCAGCGCGTCGGCCTCCTGCTGGATGCGGATCATATCGTCTACTGCCTGCTGGGTATAGATACCCCAAGCCAGGCCCTGCTCCAATAATCCCTGCTGCTCCTCGGTGGTCAGGCCGTCGATGGATAACATCTCCTCCGCCCGCGCTAAAATGCGGCGGCGGGTGGCAAGCTCGAATTCAGTCGCGTTGTCCATTTGCGCTGTTTCATTCTCGGCTATTTTTTTGTTGAGTTCATCGATCTTTTCCACTTCCCAGGGGTAGGTACTGATAAGTTTATCTCGTTCCGTAATCAGTTCCGCGTGGGTAGTCTGTAAATCGCGTTCCTTGTCCTGGAACGTATCGAGCGCGTCAGTTAGATTGCCAACCTCCCGTAAATAATCCTGATTGGCTTTGGTGAGCTTTGCAATATCCTCCGCCGTAATTTCGAGCGCGGGAGCCAATGTCTCCCCCGTTGCTTCCGCCAGGGCCTCGGCTGCTTCCGCATCCCGCTGCAATTCTGCGGCCAACGCGCTGGCTTGCATGGTAGAGATATTTNCTTGTCCGGTTTCTTCCCGTAATTGCTCTTTTGCTTGCTCTAAATAATACGCACGTTTATCCAGCGCAGCAGAATATTCATTTTCCNTTTCCACCTGATCAGCCAGCGCATCAACCAGTGGTTCTAATCCCTCACTCACCGACCTTTTCGCGCGATCCGTCATATCACGAATACCGGCTTCCAATCGCATAAAAGAGCCGAGAGAAGAATCGGCGGCATGACCGACTTTCTCCAGTTGCATTTCAGCCTGTTGTAAAAACGCCTCTTTGAATGCGTCGTTGGCTGAATATCCCTGAGCTTCCAGTTCTGCAACTTTTTCCTTAAAGCCATCCACGCTTACGCCCAGCGCGTCAAATCTCATGGTGGTCATATTGGTCAAAGTCAAGACCAGTTGATTCATGTTCATATTCAGACCACCGGAAACAGCCGCAAGCCGCACGGCCTCTTCGTGATCTTTAGCAAGACCCAAAGCGACAAGATCAGTCGCGCTTGCCATTAATTCCATGTCGCTGTATATGCCGCGCGTAGCCTCCTTCAAATCACGTAATAGCGCCTCCGATGTCGTACCAATGGATTCTGACAGACGATCAAATTTTCCAATCGTAAATTCAAGCGCCGCCCCTTCCCGGGCAATATCATAGGTCTTTTTGAGAGCGACCCCTACCCCCACCAGAATACCGATCAGGCCCGCATTCGTAGTTGCGAATTTCGTAAGCTCACTACGCGCGTTTTCTAGACCAGGAACCAATGCTTTTGTTTCCTGTTTCAGGTTCTTGAGATTTTCCGTCGCCCGCTTGGTGTTTTGAGAACCTTTCTCGATGGTATTGATCGTTACGGTTACATCAGGCATTAGTTGAATTGCACTCCAATATCGAGTAAACGGCGCAATATCCGGCGCGTCTGCTCGGTCATTAAATGGATACGCTCGCCGGTCAGATTGCGCCATTGCGAGCAGGCATCATAAATATTGAGGAGTGCGGTCATGGTCATGGTCAATTGATAATCCTGGTCGAACCACCCGCCCGCGTCGGGCAGAGTACTCCAACGCTGGCAGGCCCACGCAACCCGTAACTCGTCTGGCGGCGGAGTACCATCACGCAGCACCGCAACCGCCGCCTCTATGAGTTTTTTGGGATTTTGTCCAGATTGTTAATGTGGCCTTTGATCTGCAAGGCGGCCCAAATAATGACATCGGTCACGCGCGGGTCATCGCACTGATCTAATGACAATGAGAGGTCTGGGAATGACGCGCACTCCCATTCTGTAATCAGCGGTTGCCCGGCCGCCCAAAGCCGCTCTACTAATTTCTCCGATTCAATGGATGTCGCAAGGGAGAAATATGCCAATTGCTGCCGGACCGTGATCTTGTCCGGCACGACAAACCGCGCACTCAATTTATCGTTTTTATATTCCATCATTTCCTACAATCCGACGCTCGTTCTGTTCACTGCGCCGTCGAAAGTCATGTTCGCGGAGAACGTTTGCAATGAGCCATTCGAGCCGGAATAGCGCACAGATGACAAAAGCACCTCACCGTTGTAGTACCGAGCGGTGTAGGCCTTCCATTCAGCCGTTTTCGTGACGCTGGTTGCGGCGTTGATGAGCGGCCCAAAAATCCCTTCCGTGGTCGTGTTCACCATCCCACTGAGGGCGATGGTCTTACCGGTCAGACCGAATAGATACGAACGGTTCGTATCGGCAAGACTGGTATCTTCGATCAGGTCAAGCGCCGCGTCAAGATCAGCTTGATTGAGATAAGATTTGATGCTGGTCAGCGTTCCTGCCGCGTTGTCGATCTTGAAATCCATATCTCGATAGGTAGTATTAGCCATTATGCGCCTCCAAGTGAGGTTGATGTACGCGTGACTGCGCCATCGAACGTCATGTTGGCGGAGAAAGTTTGGAGCGAACCGTTTGAACCTGAATAGCGGACAGATGAAAGCAGGACGCCGCCATTATAGAAACGGCCCACCGTGCCCGTGCTGTTCGTCGCATACGCGCGGTATTCCACCGTTTTGAGAACGCTCGTTGCCGCAACCACCAACGGGCCGAATAGTCCGTCTGTCGTGGTGTTGACCATACCGCTGAGGGCAAGCGTTGTACCGGCCAATCCATGTAAATAAGAGCGGTTCGTATCTGCCAGGCTGGTATCCTCGATCAAGTCGAGTGCCCGATTCAAATCAACCTGGTTACAATACGCGGTGATATTGGTCAGGACACTGGTCACATTGGCGGCCATACGGAAACGCATGTTTCGATAAGTGGTGTTAGCCATCGGCTTTCTCCTTTTCTTCCTTCTTCGGCTGTTGCTTCAAACGGCGGAGCATTTCGTGATGCGCGGTATCAAACTGACCGTGAGCCTCCGCGTGCGCGACCTGCTCCTCGAGCCGCTTGATTTGCTTTTCCAGTTCCATTTTCTCTTTTGGCTTTTGCATAATTCGTTCTTTCGTCGTATAATTTTCTTATCAATCCGACTTGACGATTATCTGGATTGCAAGCTAGATAATTCGTGACAAACGATTTCCCGTGCGTGTTGGCTGGCGATCTTCATGAAAACAGGATGCTGCGCGTAGCACTCTGCAAGTAAGCCGAAAGCCTGTTCGGGACTTTTTTTTATTCTGCATATGTTATAACATCGTGTTCCTGCAATGTGACGATCAAATCTTGAGACAGCCACACAAGCGCGCCGTCTTTGTTCCATCGTTCCTGCGCCTCGCGCCCGCCTGTGATAAACGCGTCTACAATCGTCCCGGTGGTATCGCCTGCGCGCCGCCATTGGTCGAAATAAGCCATGATGTTTTTAACATGGCCCTCCAGGTTGGTCAGGCTTGTGCCATCATCCACGTATTGCTGCCAGACCTGAATAATCACCTGAAAATTCGAGATATTCATCGCCATCGCACCCTGTTCGCGCTCGAACGCGCCCGGCTTCAAAATCCCGTAATGATCGGACAGTCCCGAGTTGAGAATGCCCCAATTACCGCGCGAGGTGTTTGACGATGAAAAATCCGTCACAGATTGGAGCTTCGTTAGAACGAGTGCCTCACACTCCGGGTACATCTAATCTACTCCGGTGCCGAGTTGTGGATTATTAAATTGATGACGGCTCGCGAATGGCTGTTCCAGACTGCTGTCGTCCTTGTCGGTGCGCTGACTCTGCTCGGTCAATCCTGTAAACTGCAATCCATCGGATTTTTTGATATTCTGCGAAACGCCTAGATTGATGAATCCAAGCGAATTGACAGATACAAATTCTTTCGCGCTCTTTTGCAGATTGAATGACGCGGTACGGCTTCCGTCCTGTTCACTGTAGCCGGTGCCGCGCTGGGTGAGTTCTACATAGCGCACCGCGTAATTCGTGACCCAATCATCACACGAGAGTTTGGCAGTAGTGTTTGCACGCACAGCAGAGGGCGCAAAACCGCCTGCGGAGATTGCAACGTTGAGTACACCCGAGGCTTTATCAATGAATGCTTCCAGTTCTGTCCCGCGCGGGCGCGTGGTGGTATTGAAGGCCGATTGTCCGCCAAGCAAATGACGAGTAAAAGCCTTTACTTCGGCAGTGGATGAATAACTGTCAGCGCGAATAGCCATGTCTCACCTACGCCGAACTGTCTCCGACATATTTATAGGCCATGATCGAAACTTTCGACGTGCCTGTGGAGCGCTGGAATTTCATGTTTGCGGAAGGAACGTCAAACATCCAATGCGTTTGATCGGCTTGATACAGAACGCCAGTAGTCAATGCCGGAGCAGTGGTATCCAGTCTTACACGCACGTCATTGGTTTCCACCGAAAACTGAAAAACTCGCCCGGCTTTGCAGGTAGTATTCAGACCAAGAGCCGTAGAGTTTGCAAGGCTCAGGGCTTGAAAACCTACCACAGCTAAACCGCGTGGAATACGTCCTGCCATATTACACCTCCTCCAGCGGCAGAATAGCTATACGGACATTACGTTCCTTTGTCTTTGGATTGATGATCTCGCCCGGAACCATGAACGCAATACCCTGAACGCTGCGTTGTTTCATGCTCTGCGTTTTGCGGAATTCATCGTATTCAAGATCGCGCGTCCAATCAGAGGGAGGAGAGAAATCGTCACCGGTTTTGTATTCGACGCCGAGATACTCAAAATCCTTGTAGATCACATACTCGCCTTTCGCGACTTTACGCTTTGGCTCCTCAAGCGGTTCTACTTTTGTCGCCTCTGCCAATTTATGCAGGTCAACTTGCTCCCCTGCCTCGTAATCCTCAACGATTTTTTTCCTGGGTCTAGCCATTGTTATTTTTCCTTTCAAGATATTGTTCGCGGCGCACTTCCGCGCCATCTATCATTTCCTGCACGACATGCGGCCTGCTACTCTCCAGATGGGGAGGCAAGCCGTTCCAGTTCACCATCACCGGGAGCGGGACGCGGTGCATAACCCGTCCACACGTAGGACATAGTATTGCCGGGTTCTCCGTCATTCCGTGAATTATCCAACGTTTGTGCAGTTTGTCGCTGTATAGGTATGTTGGCACGCTTCACCTTTACCATTCCAATTTCGCGCCCGTCCTCCGTGAAGGTTCGGACGGGCAGATGCTCGATTTCATATTCTGTGCCTAGCCCGTCGATGATTGTGTTACAGCCCATACCTTCGGGCTTGCCTGCGTGATAGTAATCGTCGAAGATGACCACCACGCCGGGCGAAAACTGGAAAAGTTGCAATACTGCATTGGCATCATTCCTAATCGTTTCCTCGGAATGCCCGCCATCGATGAAAACAAAATCATGCTGAAAACCGATATTGCTGTTGAGAACGTCATTCGTATCACCTTCGATCAATTTGATGTTTGCTCCGGTGGCTCTCAGTCTGCACCTCACAATATCGGCAGGCCATCCAATTTTCGACAATTCGCGGCGGTATTGCTCACCTGTTTGCTGGCCGAAAAGATCGAAACCTTGATAATAAATCTGCTTCATCGGCCTGTATTTTGCCGCCGTCTGGATCATTTGCAAAGCGCGGTTGCCGTTCCACGTTCCGATCTCACAAATTCGGCGCGGTTTGATCTCATCCATCACATCTAAAATCTGTGCATAGCGGCTCATGCCGCGCTCAGGATAGAGGTCTACACTCTCGCCCAGCAGCCGCCCGAACAAAAACGCACATTCTGCCGCGTAGTCCAGCCATCCCCACGCGCGCACAAGGCGGTGATGATACACACCCTGCGATACCATATCTCCGAGTTTATCGCGCAAATCCTCAATCGTATCGTAAATAAATTCATCGGCCAGCAAATCGGCGGCATATCCGAAGCGGGGCGAGAACACAGGCACACCCGAGGCCATTGCCTCCAGCAGCGGAAGCGGCCCGCCCTCTATGTATCCAGTCACGAGCAGGCAATCAGCCCGGTTGTAGGCCTCGCGCAAACCGTCATCATTTGCGAACAGCGTCACAACTGACACACCGAGGGATTGCAATTGTGTCTGTGTGTTTTCCCACCCATTCCCGATGAGTGCGAATTGAAACGCGCTCATGTCCATCTGCCAGGCTAGATCAAGCAGGATATGCTCACGCTTGCGGGCATTGGGTTGAGGGTAGCCGACCACTAATATCAGACGTTTACGGAACTGAAAGGGGTCTGCTGCCGCGTAATTGACCCATAGTTTCTTAGGATCTACGCCCATCTCCACCAATTCCTGCCGTCCCGCGTAGGACATGCAGACAATAATGTCAGCGCGCTCGCACGCGTCCGCGAGGCGCTCAATATCAGGCGGGTTGCAGTGGGTATACATGATTACATGCCTGCTAACGCCCTGTTTTTCCAGCCCCGTCATTGTGTGCCACGGAGCATGAAAATTCAGGTCGGCAATGTGATCCACTTCTGTGCTGGTTGTGACCTCATACAGTTTTGGTAGTTCTGCCAATAGCGGATTAATCATCCTCTGCATGGCGGTTGAGTTGTACGGATTTACGATGTGGACGCGTTTCATAGCCGCACCGCCTCTACAATCCGTTCGCGTTCTCGCGCCGTGTCGTTGCGGACTGCAATCGTGATGTCGCGCACGATTGCGGCAGGTTGCTGATTGTAATCATTCGGGTTGAGTGGATAGTTCAACATGTGTTCGCAGAGGACGCCGCTATCGCCAATCAAATCAAATCCAGCAAGACGGGCGAAGAACGGAAAACGAATATCTGAACCTACGCTATCTTTCACGCCGCGCAGAGGGCGAATTTCCTGCGCCAATACCTGTAAAGCCTTCTTCATTTCGAGATATTGAATTGAGCCATTCCCATATTGCCCAAGTGTCTGCATGGCCTTCATGATCTTCTTCAAATCATAAGGCCATATCTCCATGCTGTCCTCGATGATGTCTGGTTCGCCTTTCAGAATCTTGCGCGTCGCCGTTATCACATCGCGATGTATCAGGATGCAGCCCCAGCCCGACGCGCCGATCTTGTACAGTGTGTTTTCCTGCGGGATGACCGTAAACGGGATCATTGGCATCATGCCGGGTTCGCCTTGCTCGAACCAGACCGGGGCAATCGGGTTATAGCGCCGCCGCATGTAGAGGCCGGAAACGTATGGTAGTTTATGCGCGCGCAATCGCGCCAATGTGTGACGGGGAAACTTCATGTCATGGTCGAGCAGGAGCATAAGAGGTAGTTTTGTTCCTTCGTACCAGTTGTTAAGGTGCATCTGCCGCGCTTCATAGCCTTTTGTCGCTCGTATGTATTGAGGCGGAGTATCTTTCTTCATTCTGACAATCGCCTCGATGCTATCGCGGCATTCCCCGTTTTCGTTCTCTGAACCGACCACGCCGATGTAGCAGGGACCGGTGTATTGCTTTGGTTGTTTCATTTTTCTTCTCCGCACTGAGAAGAATAACGGACGGGCGAGCGGAGTGCGCCACTCGGAGGCCTCTCCCGTCCATTATCCATTAGGTTGTGGTATTGCCGGTCGAGTTGCAGCTGATGTACAGGCTGCCGATCTTGACGCCGGTTGAATCCGATGTGACCTTGAGGGTTGTCAGCGCGGCCATCTGAAAACCAGTCGCAGGAAGGATCAACGCGGTCGAATTGGCCGCCAGCTTTCCGACCGTTGCCTGACCAGAGACCGCAAACGCGTTGGCAACTGTGGTCGTGGTCGAATTGGCAGTGATCTTCGATTGTGTTTTCCCAGACACGTACAACGCGCCGGACGAAATGAAGCCGGTCGAGTTGGCCGTCATGATCTGCGCGGTTGAATCGGAGAGATATAGACCTACCGCGAATTTACCGCCGGTCGAATTGAACGTGATGTCAGACGCGTCCAGAGACGAGCCGCCCAAAGTGACAGCGGACTTTGCAAACAAGCCGCGGGGTGAGTTCTGAGGATGAGCCATTACAAGCCTCCTCTACCTACACGATGTCTGAGAAGAAGTACCCGCAATCAGTCGCGATTGCCTTTTGATCCCAGGCCTCTTTGTTTTTGAGTACATCGCTGTCAATCGTGTCATCGCGATACGATGACACTGAGCCAGTCCCGCCGCCGCCAGCCCACGAGAAGGTGTAACCACCCGAGGGAGTCATGATGCCCGGAGCGGGCGATACATACGAGACAAGACAGTCATCATCGATGATCGCGGCCGCGCTGAAGGTCTGACCTTCGTTCGCGCTGTTGTACGAGGCTTTGCCAACATTGTAGTTTGCAACACCAAAAGCCGCAGCGAGCGCGCTTTCGACGGTCGCCAGGGTTGCGGCCTGAACGTACTTCACACGGTCTATGATGTCGGGATGGTTGACAAGCGCCTGATGCACGATGTATCCCAGTGACATTGTATTGCCATCCATGCCGGTGTTGTTGCTGATGGTTCGGCGCGCGGTAAGCACGTCATTGACCGGATCGGAGTCGGTGAAACTGTCCCAATCGGTCGCAGTCGTGTTGTCTGTACCCCAAACGCCGGTTACCATGAAGTCAGCCGAGAAGGCGCGCTCTTTTCGGATAAGGCTGTTCTGTGCAAGCCACTGCACGCCAGCCTGTTCGAGGCTCATTGGCATTTGATTATTGGCGCGGGCTTCATCTGCAATCGGATGCTCAAGCCCCCAAAGCTGCGCCAGGCACGTGGCGGTTTCCACGCCATAGCCGGAGCGGGCATATTTTCCGCCGGGCGCGCGGGCAACCATCTGGTCCATGAACCAGTATTTTTTCGTAAAGATGTAATACGTCCCGGACTGTTTGTCGATGGGGACGGCGGGAAAGACGCGGCCCGCAATGAAGCGATCCTGATTCTGCTGATATGCAACGAGAATACCGGTCAGGACGGGATCGACTGCTTGAATTTCCGAATGAGTAGGCTGTGCCATGTTAGTACCTCCATCCGCCCGGGATCAACAGGACGGAAATGATATCGTTGGCCGCGGCGGAGGCCTGAAGCGCCTTGCCCAGGCGTGAGCCGTTGTCGGTTGTGCTCCCGTCTGTGCCCTTGCTGGTCGTGTTGCAGCCGATAACGTCACCAATTGCAATCGTGGAGGTCGCAACGACAATTTTTGCTACGCCCGCAACCGCAAACTCGACCTCTTCATTTGCGCCGGGCTTATTCATGATGAGGCCCACAACGTTGCCGGCAAACGCGCTGGTTCCGTTGAGGACAACCTGCCCGGCGGTCGATGCGAGTTTACCAACCAGATATTGACTAGTTGCCAATCCGGTGGAGTTGGCCCGCAGCCCCGGCAGGGTGAGAAGTGCATGATCGTATGCCATTGTCTCTACTCCTATTTCCCATACGCGGCTTTGAATAGGTCCGCGTGTGTTTGCTTCACGGCCTCCAGCGCGGTAACATAATCCGCTACCTTGTTGTCTGCCATATATTTCACGACCACCGCGTTGAGTTCGGCTTTCGGATCGCCGCCAATCGGCGCGCCGTGCTCAGAACCGCGCTCGCCGGTCAATGCGCTTTCATCAATCTGCGCGATGAAGGCCGAGAAATTCCGCATACACCATTCCCGCTGCTCAGGCGTCATGGTTGCCATCATGCTCGCGGCCTCTTCTGCGGCCTTGAGTTCGACGTAGACCATGCCGAATTTTTCCTTGTTCTGGAGCTGGGCGGTCAGATTGGTGCGGAGTTCTTTCGCCTGCGCTTCGGCTTTCAGCGCGTCAAGCTGCGCCTTGAAATCGTCGCGCTCACGTACCGCCGCCTTGAACTCTTCCGGGATCTTCGGCTCGACGGGCGCGGGTGGTTCAGTGGGTGGTTCTTCCTGCTTGGGTTTGAGAAATCCGAGCAGGCTTTCCAAAAACGATTTTGGAACCTGAATGTTTTCCTGTGTCATATCGTTCTCCTTTGTAGTTGTTATTTCGGCTGAATAAAATGCTGTAGCCTCCCCCAAGTGGGGAGTATGTAGCAAGGCCCCGCCGATAATCATAGGGCCATACATCATGTTTCCGGTTGTTGGATCTTCAAGTGCGCCATTCCATAAAATCTCTGGGGAATGGTATCTATATGCCCCATCTTCAAGAGCCTTCTTTCCCGCGTCATTCCATTCGGGGATTGCATATAATCCATCGTTTTTAACCTCAAGACCTACAATAAAACCGCCCGCGGGCGTTTCGTCATCATGGGAGCCAAGTTTTAGAGGTGCTTTGAAATGGGGCAAGCGGACGGTCTTTGCAAACTCAGGTGTTATTTCGTGTTTCTCCCCGCCTTTATAAATTGTCCCAAAGGGAAATAACCTAAAAGGCTCACCCGGTGTTACTGCCACAAATCTGTCAATTAGAGATATATATGCGTCTATCATGAAATAAACTCCAAAAATTGTTCAGGAGTATTGTTTGCTCTTCCGTATATGTTGTGAAAACGAACATGACAACTTTCACACATAGTTACACCGTTTCCAACGTCACAGCGCAGCTCTTTATATTCTTTGAAGTTGTAAAGATGGTGTGCATGGATTCTCAGGTTTTTTCCAAATATTCCGCATTTTTTACACGTGTAATTGTCTCTTTTGAATACAGCAAGTCGCCATGTGTCATATTGCAAATTTCTTCTGGCTAATCGCTCTCGGTCTTCATTGGTCAACCAAAACTTCCAAGATCGGTGATTACTACCTCTGTTATTTTCTTTGAAGCAAAGAACACATCTTTTCCCTTGTTGGTAATTCGCCCATTCCATTTTTATATGGTGTCCATTAGGGCAAATTAATTCAAGGGGCGTTCTATTGTTTACGTAATCAGATAACCTTGTCCATTCGTTATCTAGTCTCCTGTCAATATCCTCATTGGTCAGCCTTGCGAGACCGGCACAAAATTTACAGCGTACTCCTTTTTTGTAATGATCCCATCTAATTAAGATTTTATGACCATTCGAGCACATTACCATAAATTCTGTGTGGGCGTTCTTGTAATGCTCTAACCTCTTCCAGCCGTCATCAAGTTCTTGGTCTATATCCCTATCGGTTATAATGATTCTCATCTCAGCACCTCCATGCTGGGGTCACGTACCCGAACGGTCACACGTTGCGGGTACATTTACAAATTAAGAAAACTCCGCGAGGTTGACTCTCGCGGAGTTCGGGACTGGCTGGCGTTCGTGACGCTCTAGTTATTTAATTTGTGGGCAGGATGTTCTCCCCTGCTTTCAGGCTGTCAATTCAACCGCCACAAACGCAATATTACCACAAAAATCAGAAAATCGGGAGCATCAACACTCCTGCAATGATCCCGCAAACGCCGCCGACGATCATCACCCAGCGCGGAAGCGCGGCCCCGCACATGGCGAGACCTTGAATAATCAGGAACAGGGACATAAGCCAGGCTTGCATATCATTCTCCTTTTTCAAATAATCCGCGCGCGGCCCTCCAATAAATATCAAATTGATCCGCAGCCTCTTTTGCTTCAGCTATATCGCGGCGACCTGTGCAAATATATTTAGGCTCTGCTTCCCCAAACTCTTGCACTTTCACCCATGTGTAAATTATCCACCAATGCCGACGCATTTCCGAAATCAAAATAGGTCTTGCCGGTATATCTAAGTTTAGTTCCGCCATGTTTCACTCTTCTTTCTCTTTTGCGACCTTCCCGTAAATCTTCATTGACGCAACCGCTTCATCTACCATTGCGGCACCGTTCCCGTTGGTCCCAAACTCAGGCGTCGCGATGTCATTTCGCCCGCAGCGCGGACAGCGGCAATCCACTGCCACCGAATGGAGCGCAGCGTATAAAAGCGGATGTGTTTCTTTCAGGTCTTTTGGTATGGCAAGCGCGACCGCGTCCAGATTGGAGCGATGCAGTAAACGCCCGCACCCTTTGCAGTGATAATCACGGAAGCGGACACGCGGTTTTTCGTCTGTCATTCATCAGGCTCCGGAATAGGCCCAGCGTATTCGCTGCGTACAGGCGAAATGGGGTGAAAGTTTGCATATTCCTTTAATAGTTCCTCGTTAATTTCATCGTTGACCCATAATTTACCGTCGATTTCCAGTATCCGAATGACGTACTGTATCGGCTTGTCGCTATTGTATCGCCAATAACGGAAGAAATAGTAACCTGGTTTTGTGGGTTTTTGAGTTGTGTATTTCATTATAACTCCTGTAAATCTTTTGGAATGATGACATAAACCAGCGTTTCAGGCTTGAAGAAACAACGATAGCCATTCTCGGCACACCATTTTGGTAAATCGTATTTATATTGGGGACCAAATAAACTGTTCATTCTAT